CCAGAGTTCGCAGATCCAGCCACGGCGAAGGCGACTCGGGAGACTATGCTAAAATTAGGCCAAGAGGTGTACGGCTACACGCCAGAAGAGATTGGTATGGTCATGGACCACCGAGCACTTCGGGTTTTACGTGACGCTATGAAGTACAACGAGCTGATGTCTGGCAAGCAACAGGCCAAGAAGACCAAGACTGTACCCAAATCAAGGCCAGTCAAGGGCGGTGCTAAGAAGACTGATTCAAATGTTAAGGCGGTCAGAGAACGTAAAGGCAAACTGAAAAAAACTGGTAGCATCGAAGATGCTCTAGGCTTAATCCTAAACACTTGAGGTGATTTAAAATGGCACAACCTACTAACACTTTTGACAGCTATGATGCTGTTGGCATACGTGAAGACCTACAGGACGTTATATATGACATTTCTCCAGAAGAAACGCCCTTTTATAGCGCTTGTAAGAAAGTAAAGGCTTCAAACACTTATCACGAATGGCAAACTGATGCATTGCGTTCATCTGCGGCTAACGCGCACATTGAAGGTGATGACACTACTGCTAGCGCGATGACTGCAACTACCCGTTTGGGCAACTACACTCAGATCTTCAAAAACGCTGTGTCTATCCCTGACACTGACGAAGGCCTGAAGAAAGCTGGCCGTGCGGCTGAAATCGCCTACCAAACACTCAAGATCGCTCGCGAGCAAAAGCTTGATATCGAAAAAGCATTGTTTGATAACAACGCTCGCGTAGCTGGTAACAGCACTACTGCCCGTGAATTGGCTGGCGCACCAACTTGGTTGGTAACCAACACTTCTCGCGGTACTGGTGGCGCTGACGCCGCTGGAACTGGTGCAGATGCCGCTACTGACGGTACTCAGCGTGTATTCACTCAAGCTCTGTTTGACGGCGTAATGCAGTCAATTTGGGAGCAGGGTGGCAAGCCAAACACTGTTTACTTGTCTGCTTTCCAGATGAACAAAGCTCTTGGCTTCACTGGCATGAACAACCAGCGTACCACTATCGGTGCTTCTATCGGTGGTACTAACGCTGTTGTTAACGCTGTTGACGTTTACGTGACTCCTTGGGGCACTGTAGAGTTTATGCCTACCCGCGAAAACCGTTCACGTGATGTATTCATCATGCAAGACGACATGTGGGCTGTTGGCGTACTACGTCCTACCAAGAACACCGCGTTGGCTAAGACTGGTGACTCAACTCGCCGTCAGGTGCTAACTGAGCTTACCCTTGTTTGTAAGAACGAGAAAGCTTCTGGTGTTGTTGCTGACTGCACAACGTCATAATGTGAAGGGGGCTTCGGCCCCCTAATCTTTTTGAGGTCGTTATGAAATATAAAGTCGTTATTTCTTCATTTTTCATTGATGGTGTAAAATACCGAAGAGGCGATGTCGTTGAGTTAGAAAACGGCGAAGTCTATGGTGTTAACCTAGAGCCAGTGTCTGAGTCAGAGCCAGAGAAAGAGCTGGTTGAAGTGAAGCCCAAGAGACGTAGGGTAAAGAAAAGTGAAGCTTAACGAGAAGTTTGTTGATTTAGGTAACGGTAAGTTTGGCGTACAGTCTACGTTTTCTAATGACCCGTATTTAAATCGCACAAGAATTTTGCGCGAGCATGGCGCAGGCAAGTTACCTGAGTCGTGGTGCGTTGGCTCTATTCCCATGCACCTTCTAGCGCAGTGGATGAAAGAAGAGAATGTTAGCTGGGAAGATCGCGAAGGTCGAACTAAGCTGATTATGCGTAAGCTAAATGATCCTGACTTTAAGAAGCTACGAATTGTAGAAGGCAGGGTGTGATGCCAGTTAAGAAGGTATGCAAGAAATACGCGATAGGATCAGGCAAGGCTATGTACAAGTCTAAAGCGCCTGCTGGCCGCGCTTATAAAGCTTACCTAAAGACAAAAGGAAAGCGGTGATGGCCGTGGAACACTCTGTAGCGAAGTTAGAAGCTCAACAAGAAGCGATGGCGTCTGACATACATGATATGAAGTCTGCGCTGTCAAGTATCGCAGATTCCCTTAGAAATTTGTCAGGCATCGAGCAGAGGCAAGTACATTTGACCGACTCTATCACGCGCGCACACTCTCGACTCGATGAGGTCCAAGCTCTTATCAAAGAAGAGGTCAAAGGCCATGAAAAGCGCATTCAGTCGATTGAGATCAGCATAGCTAAAAACCAGTGGATCGAGCGCGTTATTATGGCGGTCTTAATGGGCGTTATTGGACTATGGATTAAAGGTGGCATGTAATGGTCCTAGAGATGCTTATCGGCCCAATCGCAAGCTTGCTTGATAAGTTTATCCCTGACGCCGACGAAAAAGCTCGGTTATCGTTCGAGATTGCTACCCTTGCGGAGAAGCAAGCCCATGAAATTGCAAAAGCTCAAATTGAAGTTAACAAGACTGAAGCGGGAAATCCGTCAATTTTTGTATCAGGATGGCGACCAGCGGTTGGATGGATATGCGCTAGCGGCCTTGGGTTTAACTTTATTGTCGTGCCTCTGGGTAATTTCTACCTTAGCGTTACTGCTAGCACAATCTTAATACCAACTCTGGATATTGCTGAGATGATGCCTGTTTTGCTTGGAATGCTCGGTCTAGGCGCCTACAGGACGGCAGAGAAGATTAAAGGGGTTGCTAGAAAGTGAAGAAGCTCGTCGACATGCTTAAGCGCCAAGAGGGCGTTTCTAAGTGGGCCTACGAAGATCACCTTGGCTACATCACGGTCGGTGTTGGCCGATGCCTTGACCCTGAGAAAGGTCTAGGGTTATCTGATGACGAGATCGACTATTTATTAAACAACGACATTGACCGATGCTACCACGAGCTTGGTGTCTTCTCTTGGTTCCTAGACCTAGACTCCGTACGACAGCACGCCCTAGTCTCCATGCTATTCCAACTTGGCCTACCCAACTTCTTGGCCTTCAAAAAAACCCTAGCGTATATCGCCGAGGGCAAGTACTCCCAAGCCGCCCAAGAGTGCCTCGACTCTAAGTGGGCAAAACAGACCCCAAATCGCGCCCGCGAAATTTCCTACATGATCGAAACTGGAAATTATTTAAAATAATCTACATAAAAGTGTAGACAACCGTACACATTTTCGTATACCATTCTCTTGTCGGGTCGATCTTGGCCCATCGTTCAAGGGAGAATGACATGTTTAAAGATGATTACAGAAAGCACGTTTGGATGGTTCAACAGCGCGATACTCGGGCTGAAGCTCAAAATAAAATTGATGAGGGCTATCCTGACGCGGTACAGCTTCAGTGGGAAGATGCCTTAGTCAAGCCAGTATCAGGTGCGCGAGCTTTGTGGCACTACAAGCGCATGGAAAACCAATTCAGACAAGTACGAGTTGTTAAGGTCGCCTAATGGCGGCCTCGGAGGGAGATATGGACGAGCTTAATCAAGTCGAATACGCGGAATGGCTACGCTGGTGCGGCGCCTGTGATGCCGAGCTTTATTCAAATCCTATTGATGATGACCCTGACTACTTGGCAGGGTTTGGCGAGCGTTACGCTCAACTAGAGTGCGAGGGAAACAACAATGCTAACTTTTAAATATGAACGCGATTTAAATCCACCTGAAGTCGAATACTACGATGATTGCCAAGATTGCGGTAAAGACCTCTTAATCAGCAATCATGTTTATTGTCAGGAGTGTGCAGAGTTGCGCGTTTTAGATTTGGCGCGTGATCACAAGTCGTTTTTGACCGAGATCATTGCGGGCGAATACGCGGCAGACATGGATGATTACTCAAATAAAATTTTATACGCGTGGGAATCCAATGACGCCGACAAAGCGTTTGACGCGATTCTTGACGCATTTAGTGGCGCGGTTCGTTCCGCAATGGAGGGCAAAGTATGATCAATAAGGTTGCACAAATTCAGGCCAAACTTAAGGCGCCGAAAGGCCAGATGAACAAGTTTGGTGGTTACAAGTACCGTTCGTGTGAGGATATCCTAGAGGCCGTAAAACCGCTTCTGGGCGATCTTGTTCTGACCATTAGCGATGACATTGTTGCGGTCGGTGATCGCGTCTACGTTAAGGCTACGGCGACCCTGAGCGATGGTGAGCACACTATGTCTGCTACAGCATTTGCTCGGGAAGCAGAAACCAAGAAGGGAATGGACGAAGCTCAGATAACAGGCTCAGCCAGCTCTTATGCTCGCAAGTATGCTCTTAACGGCCTGCTCTGCATTGACGACACGGCAGACTCTGACTCGACTAACGATCACGGCAAGCAGGCTAAGACGATTGATGACGATCAGGCTGAGATTATCTATGACTTGATCGAGAAGACTAACACTGAGATTGAGAAGTTCTTAAAAGCTTTTCATATTTCATGCATTGAAGATCTTGGTGAGGCATCGTTCGACAAGGCATTTAGCGCTTTACAGGGGAAATTAAAAAATGCGAATAAGTAACTTTGAGCAAGGGTCACAAGAGTGGCTTGAGAGTCGACTAGGGCGCCCTACGGCGTCCAACTTCGCCAAGCTGTTGACGCCAACTGGCAAGCCTAGCAGTTCGGCTGACAGCTACATTAATGAGCTGATTGCTCAACGCATCACTGGCGAGCTACCTGAGTTCTACACTAATGCGGCGATGGAGCGAGGCAACGAACTGGAGCCTGCGGCTAAGGCTTTGTACGAGCTTACAAACGATGTTGAAGTCGTTGAGGTTGGTCTATGCCTGCACGATGTTTGGGAGTGTGGCGCCAGCCCTGATGGCCTTGTGGGTGAAGATGGCGGGATCGAGATCAAGTGCCC